CGGCGGCTTGGCTGACGATTGGTATCGGCAGCTATGCCCGCAAGAAGAGTGAAGTTCACCGCGCGCTTAAGAGTTTTAGGGCATTTCGCGGTCCATCTTCTTCGCTTGCGAAGAATATATGGTCCAACTTATGTCGTACTCTATCTCAAGGCTTGTCAATTAGCAGTGCAAAAATGTGTAGCGGGGACCCCTTTAAGTTCTCTTAAAGAGGTTCTAGGTAATCTGCCGGCCAAACGGTTAGATCGGCACGGTCTTCCCCTGATTATATCAGTGCAAGACCGTTCCAAGATAGCCGCCCATGCTCCCTCAATTATAAGGTTTTGACTGACACTTTTTTCAGTATACCGAGTAATTAAGGTGTTAGGTGTTTTGAAGCTAAACACCATAACAGATGGATTGACTGTTCCGCAAGAATCCGTAGACCAAGTGGGGATTTCATTACAAGCAATTGTACGAAAATTCAAACGCTTGGTTCCACCGATTAATGTTGAGCAGGACATTCTACTCATTGAAAAAGCTTCTCCAACTCATGGATCCAGTTGAATGGGACTGTGGTGAGACGCTCAGGTCCTACGTGACTTGGGATTATCACATAGTCTTGAACAATTGATACAGGGGTTGGGGCTGAAACGGCTTGGGAATGCTTTTGCCATCTTTTCGATGATGAAGCAGTTCCAAGACAAGATCGCAAAGGATTCATTTGGTGCATATGTTAAAACCATGCACGATGTGAGTTTTGTGCCGTCTCGTATAGCCGGTCAGCTATCCATAAAGGAGGAAGCTGCAGGGAAATTGAGGGTTTTTGCTTTGGTTGACATTTGGACTCAGTCCGCCTGTAAACCAATCCATGATGCCCTTTTTTCCTTTCTTAGGTCCCTACCGAATGATTCTACATTCAATCAGAGAGAGGCAGTGAACCGAGCGTTCATCAAATCTTTTAAGGCGAATGGGTCATGAGGTTTCGACTTAAGTGCTGCTACGGACCGATTACCTATCTCTATTCAAGTTGACATACTATCTATCCTCTTCGGATCGGTAGTGTCTCATGCTTGACGGGATTTACTAGTCGGCCGTGAATACACTCTAGACCAATTTGGGCCTTCTCCAACAACAATAAAGTATTCCGTTGGGCAACCTATGGGAGCTTTGTCTAGTTGGGCAATGTTAGCCGTAACACATCATATGATAGTGCAGTTGGCGTATCAAAACTCTAACTTGAACCGTGGTCTCGCAGGTCCTGAAGGACCTGAGGGGCGATGGCGATTGGACGCCTTTTGGTATGATAACTACGAGCTTCTTGGGGATGACATCGTCATCTTTGATAAAGCTGTTGCTACTGAGTACCTAAAGATCATGGCAAAATTAGGGGTCGGTATCAACCTACAAAAAAGTGTTATTGCAGTCAATCCTACCTTTGAATTTGCGAAGGTAACAGGAATGAATGGTCTGGATGTATCGGCGCTATCCTGGAAAGCCTTTATGAGCCAGAATACCTTTATGGGACGGGTAAATATCTTTTACTCCTTATTGGAGAGAGGTATTTGTTCCGATCGTTGGGTATCTTGGTTCTCAAGGGTGACAAAAAGGTTGCAGAGCGAGCAGGGAGATACCTCCTTCACTCTTCTTGCTTTGTGGACCATGTTTGCTAGTTCAGGAAAGATTTCATATGCTAAGGTTTTCCAAAGTTTATATAATTTGGATAAACCTGCACAGAAATTCTATAAAGCTATATTACTTAATTGTAACCTTGAATTTATTCGGGTATCTATTAGTAATATACTAAATGGAAAGGAAGTGCCCAATAGGGATTCCCCTGCTTTTAAAAAGCATTGGAATATCGAAGGGGCATGAGTGCGAATTGCATTGGCTAAACCTCTGGTTGTGCATGGAAAAAAATCCTTGTTTGATCAACCGTCTAGTCCAGATGTAATGGCAGATGAATTAGCGTATAAAGTGATGATAGCCTGTGAGCCAGCTTTAGCTCAGTTAGGCCCCCTATTTACAACGGATTTCGATCCACGGTGGACGGAATACGAGCAAGTAGTGAACGCAAACTGATTAGCTCTTCGATCTTGTTTTGCAAACAAATTCTTAGATCTAAATAAAGCTTTGGGGGATCAGAACTATTTTAAACTCCATGTCGACCAACTTATGGAAAGGTTGGATGACCTGGATCGTATCATAGAGCTGAACTCCATCCTCGATCGGGCTACTGCGAAGAAAGAGGGGCTTGCAAGTGAAGCTAAAAGGCTGGATTCTCCTCTTAAAGCAATTAGTATTCTATTGCGGATGAGGAAGTTTAGACCTCTCTGGACCTATAAGCCGGAGACTTATTAGCGCGTATTGCATGGTGAAGGTAATTTATCGTACCCAATCGATATCTTGTCTGTTTCCAAACGGAT